ATTTTTGCATAACCCCTTTTGTCCTCTCCGATATAGGCACTTTCGACTACCCCTATCGGTTTATCAAAATTGTGGTTGAACAAAACTGCACCGCCATCATTAAGTCTTGATAAATCAGCAGCACCACGTTCATGTGAAAGTATTTCTTTTCCGAAATAACGATTTACTGGGTACTCAGAGCTGAAAGGAAACTCAAATGTTCTTGATTTTACATTTTTAAAATCAGTAACTTCTTTTCTTTCCAACTTGTCATCAGAATCAATAGTTCTGATAGCTGCGATCTTTGTCAAAGTAGAAAACTTATGACCGACCTTTCGATCTGTAGCCTCACCATTTCTATAAAGAGTAATGAGTGCAGCGGGATCATCTGCTGTTCCTGTAATAGTAAAGGAACTATCTGGTACATCTATTGATCCATCTCTTACAATGCGATCAATCTTTCCTCTAGCTGTACCACCACTAGAATTCCAGCGAACAAAATCACCGACCTTCAAACCATCAGGTTCGGCTCTTTTTTCAACTGTTGTCGATTCAGTCATAGATTTTTCGTTAGTAGCGGGTTCAAACTTGATTGGATCAAATTCGTTTCTATCAAGCCAAGATTTAGCTTGGGAGACAGAATATTCAGACAGTCTGAATCTAATTGATTGAAGTTCAGCACCCTCTTCATTATTCTTTATACCAAAAATAAAGTCTACCCCCTCCGCAGCTTCATTGTTTGATCGCCTAAATGTATCATATTGTTTTGGATTTGTAATAGTAGCTGCGTGTTCATTTGGATATGGTCTTGCAAGTTCTATAGGCTCTGCTCTTTCTCTAGCTTTCTTGATAGCAGCGGCTTTACCTCTACTCCAACTAAATCCCGCATCACCTCCCCAAGCTGCCCATGCGACCCTACCTTTTGACGGATATCCTTTTTCTCCAGGGCTAAAACCTTCTGCTTTTTTGTCAACCTCATGCCTACTGAAAAAACTAAACATACGCACTACAACGTCAGCCGAAAGTTCTGAACCACTTAGTATTTGTGTTGCTCTAACGGCCGCAACTTGAGTTCCACCTGCTCTACCCTCTTTCTTCCAGTCTTTATACCTTTGTGCTTCTGTCTTCATCCCATCTGTAGGTTTGAGATTAATCTCAGTTCCGCTTACATTTGCCATGATTACTTAGTTTTTTTGCGTGTTTTCTTAGCTCTTGTTGGTGGTATTGTAGGCAAGTCAAGTTCTAACTGACCTACCTCAACCTCTAAGTCAAGATCTTTATCTAATGTAACTCCTAAGTCTTTAGCGGTTTCCTGTTCTCTAGCTATTTCAGAAATAATATCGTCATAATCACCACCATTAGTCTGAGCTATGACTTGTGATTTACTCATATAGCCTGCCTGTTCTGCCTCCCTAAATGCTTTTATTTCTTTAAGAGGATCAACATAATGTTGTGCTGGAGGTGTCCATCTTGGTTTCATATATCTTTCTGGCCTTATTGCATAATCCTCAAAATCTAACTCTCCTACTAAAACAGCGAGTTTCATCCATTCTTTAAATACTCTTAGGTGAAGATTGTTTATGAGATATTTTTGACAAAATTTCCAATGTTCCCTATCTTCTAACAAACTTAATCTAGAACTTGAATAATTAGTTTCACTGAAGTCTTTACTTATAGTTTCAAAGCTACATCCTAATCCTGTAGCAAAACGTCTTATTTTATTTTTTACAAACATCTCATACTGTTGAGATGGATAATCTATATCAGGAATAGTCACTTTTTCATTCGGCATCAAATATCTAAATGTACCTGGCTCAAATGATTGTATTCTTTGACCATTAACAACATCATCTCCTATTAACTCTCCTTGGTCATTTTCTACAAAACCCATTATTGATGCACCTGCTCTAGCCCTAATAACTGCTGCCTCTTCATAACCCTGCAACTGATGCATATCTGCCATCACACTATGAAACCAAGGTACACCTCTATTTTGACCTGGCCTTTCTGGCAGAAATAAATGTATTATATCATCTGCATTAATAAAAATATGCAACTTCTGATTATTTGAATAATCTAAGTAATAAGCATCTCCTGGATGTTTAGTCAGAATGGCATATCGTTGTGGTCTACCCCACTCATTAATCTCCACTCCGTTTCGCCATTCATTTTTTATTTTTAATGTTTTACCTGTATATTCCTCATCTAACATATCTGATTCAATTAACTGAAGAGCTAGAGGAACTTTTGAATTACCAAACTGTTGTCTAACTATTCTAAATATTGCTTCTCCTGATTCACATAAAGCACCAGCGGCTAACCATTCAAATTCATGAAATCCATATCTTCCTGCACAATCACAACTACTTGGTGATGACCATTCAGCCCATTTTTTTTCAATTAGATCATTTATTGTTTTTGCTCGTTTTCCTGTTTTAGATTGCAAAACACGAGATTGAAACTTCATTCCTGTGCCAACCATGTTTATTTGTGTTGTACGTTTTGCTTGCCTTGCATATGGATTATTTCTTACAAGTTCTCTTGATCTATCTCTTAGTTTTCTTAGACTATTTCTAATCTCAGCATCAGCACTAAGCTGACTTGCCATCCAATCTGATGTAAGTCTAGATACTAATGCACCTTGATATGCTCTTATATTTTTTAAAGGATTAGCTTTCTCTCCAAAACCTAATACTTTTCTAACAGCATTAGTAATGTTGCTTCTTATTCCCATTAGTATGATGCTCCAAAACGTACAAATGTTGCTCTTGGATTACCAAGACCATTAGCTATTAGCTCGGCTTGCTTCTCTCTAACTAATTCAGCCTTATATCTACTCTCTAACATTATTAATTCAGATAATTCATATTTTTTTGCTGTTCTTGTTCCAATTTTATATTCCTGTACAACACCCCCACTAATAATATTTCTAATAGCAGTTTGTATAGTTTCTAAATCCTTCTCTACTTGACTTCTACCATCAAAATATAAAGGATTATTAGAAAATTCTAATGATTTTAAAACTTTAAATGAACCTGTAGCAATTGTCTGTTTTTCAGACCCAGATTTATTAGCTATAGCTTGATAATACCAATCACCCTCTATAAAAGTTGCAGAAACATTACTTGCAATTGAAAACTGAAAACCATCATTAAACGCAGTGCTAGAAACTGTTGCACCTGTTGAATTTGTCGTTCTTAAATAGTAAATTACTGACCAATCAGGACTGCTAATACTATTTCCAAATTTATCTTGTGTAGAAGGTAATCTCCATTGAATTAGATCACCTGCTCTTATTTCCGAGGGAAAAGTCATGTTTTTACCAATTTGCGACAAAATTCGACTTGTTGATCGAGTTAGTACGATTTAATGATAGCTTACTATCCTTTTTAGGTTCGTCAGGATTTAATCTTTTTTCTAATTGATCAAATATTGTTCTTCTATCATATTTTTGCAATAATCTTTGCCATGCTGCATATGCATAAACAAATTCATCTAATGCCTCGTTACGAGCATCACTTTTCTTTACCCATATTCTTTCTTGATATCCATGTTTATATCTTAAGACTTGTCTTTCTGCTGTTAATTCTTGAAAATAATCATTAGTTATAGTTGGATAAAAATGAATATATCCTTCTCCAGGTTCTGCATCTTTTAATCGGTTATGTAAAGTCGATTTTATTACATCAACACCAACAGGAAATAATTGCACACCACGTTTTAGTGCTTTACCCGAAAAATTAATATCTACTTTACTTGGTCTGCCTAGCGGAGGTTTTCCCTTCTGACCCATACCCTTAATTCCAATTAACCCAAGCTGACCTCTTTCTCTTACATATTGATAAACCTCTTGAGTAAAGTGTCCACCTGTATCTATAGCAGCACTATCAATCTTCATCTTCTTCCCATCTTCATTTATATATTCACTCATAAGCACCTCATCCATCTGTTTCCATAAATCTGCTCTCGCTGGACTGCCATAAATTACTTTTCTATCTATTAAATACATCTCCTCGTTACGTCCTAGACCCCATAAACTCATAGAAAGCCTATCGTCTTGCACATCGCATCCGAGACACAAAGTGAGAACTTCTTTGGGAGGAATACCTTGCTTATAAGTTTCAGCACCCGCTCTTTCCATTAATCCATCAGCACTAACCTTAGATGCCGCTGATTCTTCCCAAACTTCGCCAAGAATGGTATTTATCCACGTTTTTAATTGTTCGGGATCATCTTTACTTTGTAAAAATTCTTCTACTAAGTTAGACCAACTTGCATTAGGTGAATATGAATATGCCGCCCATATATGAAATCCTAGATGCTTTTTATTACCAGGTGCTGTAGGTCGCCACTCTCCTCTCTCAACCATCCATCTTTTTTTAGTATGAGGTATAAGACAACTACAACTTTCACACGCATATGCAACAGTATCAGGATCATTATCTCTCCATCTCATGTTAGGCCACTTTAGATATTGCATATGATTACACTCTGGACAAGGAACGTAATAACGCATTTGTGACGTTTGTAAAAACATTTTCTCTATTCGAGAAAAATCCTTGATAGTTGGAGTCGATCCAGCCACTATTTTTCGATTCCAATAATATTCTGACCTTCTAATACCTAACTTAATTTGATCTCCTTCGGTTCCAGCAGATGCAGGATAACCATCAACTTCATCAAATAAAACTATTCTTCTACTTACCCTACGAAATCCCCTTGCACTATTAGCTCCAACTAAAGATAATGTACCTCCTGGAAAATTTTTCTGTAAGAGTGTATTATTTCCATCCTTAGATTTAGGATCACTAACCAAGCCATGCAAACATGGAGTGTCCCTTAACATAGGCTGTATTTCTTCCTTGGAGTAAGATTGACAATCGTCTAAAGTAGGCTGACAAACCATAATAGGACAAGGATCTTGGTGTATATGATATGCAATTAAATGATTTAAAATTTTAGAATATCCAACTCTTGCAGATTTCATTAAAGTTACTTGCTCTACGTTTGGATTTGTAATTGCATCCATAATTCCCTTTTGATAGGGCAAAGTTCTCCATCTGCCTCCCTCTGCACTACTTTCAGCAGATAAATACGCATAATTATCTGCCCATTCACTTAAACTAAGCTTTTTTGGCGGTTTAAACGCTAAATATGCCTTTTTTTCTAGTTTTGCGAGGTTATTCATGCAACAGATAACTCTTCTAAAGCTTCACGAACTATGTCATCAAGACAAGAAACTGCGTTTGCATCAAGATCTGGGATACGTTGTTTTGCTTTAGCAGGTATACCTAATAATTTTGTTCGAGCATTTGTAATAATATCGCACCATTTATTTTCTACATCACCCATAGGTACAAGCTCTTTTTCTTTCATCTTGCGTTCTAATTCTAATAATTCTGCTTTAAGATGCTCTGTTCTAGCTTTGCTCTCTTCATATTCTGGTATTAATTCATCAGTCTTACTAAGTCGGGATCTATGGACAACTACATTACTGTCTTTTGATTTTGTCCTTACTCTTTTAAATGCTGATTTGCTATACCATTCCTTTTCTAATGTATCGCTGTTGATTACTATTTTTCCTTTGTCATCTTGCATAGCCGTAAGACGGCCTTCTTTAATTGCACCATAAACAGCCTGGATAGTTACACCCATTTTTTCTGCTGCTTCTTTTCTGGTTATTAGAGGCATATTAAAAATGTAAATGCTTACACTTCTTAC